AGCGGAGCTAGATGGGTAATGGTGAAGCGTTATGATTCAACAGGTGATTGGTATGTCTGGGATACAGCAAGAGGCATTGTAAGTGGTAATGATCCTTATTTTCTTGTAAATAATAAGGATAATGCAGAGACTACAAATACAGATTATATAGACCCGCTTTCGTCAGGATTTACCCTAACATCCAGCTTCACCTCTGGCACATATATATTTTTAGCTTTTTCGTAGGAGACAACAATGGCAAATGAATATCGTCTTAAATCAGACGGAAGTATAAAAACTAAAGAAGAACTTATAGCAGCTAATAAAAATATGTCTATGCCTAAAG